GCTTTCATATTTATAAAATGGTGCATGAGTTTTATATGCACCAGAAACTACCACATCTTCATCTTCTTCAAATTCAAATTCAGAAACACTAAATGTACTTGCAGAAGTTCTTTTAATTTGAATTGAACGATTATCTCTATGCGTAAGAAAAACAGTATCACCAAACTGAGCATAGTTTAATTCAAATAATTGAGCTGTAGTCCAATTACAATTTGTTGTAATATTGGATTGAACACTTGCTCCATCTTGATCAAATACATCTAATCTATTATTTGATAACGCAAATATAGCTACTTCATCATTAGAAAATACAAATGGTATTATTCTTGATTCTGCTGGTAATGTTGCTTTGTAGTCAGTGCCAGGTCTACGCATTACACCACCTGTATTCATAATTAACCAATTTCTACATTGAGTTAATCCTTCAAAATATGATTTAGTATCTGTACGAGAAGATAATACAGGATCTAACTCTCCTGATGAAAAATGAGTAAGAACAGTTCTTAATGTTCTTGCCATGTTAAACTGCCGATCTTGTTGATTGCCTTAAATTTAAATATCTGTTTGTATCTAGTTTGTTAGCTGTTGTTTCTTGACTATCAGTATTTTTTGCAATCAAATATTGTCTTTCAGCTCTATCACCAAACTCTCTAATCATTCCTGAATCTCTAGCTATAGATCCTGCAAAAACACTTGCTAATTGAAATTCAAGAGCTAGACGAAAATAGGGAGGAAACTGACTTTCATCTTGTCTAAAAATATAATCCATAATTACTGTGCTTTGAGATCCATAATCATTTACATATATTTTATCTTCATATCTATCATAAGGAATAGAATAATCATTTACTGTTACTGCATTAATTTTTAATACTAAAGGATTTGTTGGCATTTGATATGCATAAGTATATCTACCAACAGGAGCATCTGCTAACAATGATAATTGTTTTTGACCAGTTGCAAATCTCCATCTATGTCTTGTTAAACTTGATTCTACTATTTCTTCGTAAATATTATTTACAACAAGAGCTTCTGTACTATCATCACTAAATGAAGAAATGGGCTGTGCACCCATCATAATTAATGCTCTTGAAGCTATATCTACTTTTGTTACTGCCATAATTTTAAATAGAGGGGGATAAACCCCCTCTGTGATTAGTTATGCTAATAGTGCAGTTGTTACTGTTGCAGATGAAGATGCTGTTACCAACAATCCATCTACTACTGTATTTGAACTACTTACTACTAAAATAATATCACCAGCTGATAATTCTTTATAAGCTGATAAAAAATAATTTGCATCATCAATAGCAGTGATTAAATCACCATCATTGTAATACCAAATTGAATTTCCAGCTCCTGCTTGTGATATTTTTTTAATTGGGTTTGAAGTTTCGTAAGCCATTATCTACCTCCTTACTCCGCACACTTCTGAACTCTAATACCATTAGTGTCAATAAGAATTGATCCCATTGATAGGTATGAAGTCATTAAGTGAGCTACCTTTTCAGGTATGTAGTTAACTTCTGTTCTAACTTCTGATCCAACACCTAGACCCATAGATGACTTGTGCCAAGCTATAGTGTGTCTATCAGTTGATCCTGAAGTATCTAGTCCAGAATGTACGAACACTAAGAAACCAACAAATTTCTTTGCAGTATAATTCATACCAGCAAAAGGTAATTCGTTTGATCCAATGTACTCAAGTCTTGTCCACTGATCTTCAGCCAATAGATCTGACCATTGGTTAGGACCAATCGCCCAATATCTTTGACCATCATCAGGCACATCATTAGTACCAAATAGTGCTTGCATTTCTTTAAACTTATTCACGTTCATATCAGTAGCTAAAGTACCACCTTGAGCACCAGCAGTGTTTGCTAGTGTAGTAGCAGATGCCATAGCGTCTGTAATGATTGAATCAGTTTTTCTTCCTAGAGCATAAGCTGCATTGTTTGCAATTACTGCTCTTTCGTCAATATTAGTCTTTAACTCATCTAACTTGTCAACATAGTCTGATGCGTAGAAGTCAGCTAAAGTTGCAGTTACGTTAGTATGAGAGATATTCATCGCTACTACTTCAGCATGTCTTGCTTTAGAAGTTGCTTCTCCTGTACCTACTTTTTGAAACTTAACTGATTCCCCTGATACACCATTAACTACACGAACAAGGTTTTTAAGTTTAGACCCCATTCTTTGATATGCCATATGTACTTCAGCTTCAAACTGAGTAATAAAAGCATTAGTAATTTGTGAACTCATAGAATCTCCTTATATTAGTTCATTACCAGTTATCTTTCAGATAGAATCAAATAAGTTATCCCTCATGGGCTTATCTTTCTATTAAAAGGCTACCCCAAGCTATAAATATATAATACCTTTATTATCAACGCACATTTAGTTTATTTGCTAATAATTTTAAAATTAAAGGATTATCTTTTAACACAGAGGTAAGTCCATTACTTATATTGTTAACTACAATTTCTTCTTTATTTTCTGTATCAAGAGGTTGACCACTTTGAGTAAGACCATAGTAATAACAAACTGCATGAATTATTTCATGAATAAGAGTGCAGCTATAATCTAAATCTGATAAATCTTTAGATATAGTAATTGTGTTTTTTCTATGATCAAACTCTCCATAGCTATCAAATGTATTTTGAAACGTGCTTTCTTGATCAATTAAAGTTATCTCTTGATAACCTATTTTAACTAGCTTGTCCGTATTTCTTTTCATAAAGATCAGAAACTCTTTTGATATATGCAGGATCTTTTTGCTGTGGATCCCAATATCTAGGATCTTTCATCATAGATCGTAAATCAAGTTCGCTTACTTCTTCTTGAATAGCTGTATCACTAGGTAATGGTGTAGATTTATTTAAATTCATAATTTCCTCTAACGCTTCTATACCATCAGCTGTTGATGATAGCTCTTGAAATTTATTATAAGCTTTTCCACTTAAATATTTTTTTGCCCATATGTCTGCAGCTTCTACTCTTTCTCTAGCATTATCACCTAATTTTTTCATTTCTTCTTCAGGATTAGGATTCATTGATAATTCACTATTAATAAAAGCTTTTACTCCATCATTAAAATCACTTTGATTTAAACCTTTTGATTTAGCAAAATCTTTCCACCAATCCATTAATGGTTGATCATTATTAAAATTAACTTCTATATCTTCAGGTATTCCTTCAGGAACAGTTATTTCATAATTTTCAGGAACATTAGCTAATCTTTCTCTATCTAAATCATCACGAATAGATTTTGTTAGCTCTTCTGTTTTTTGACCTAATTTTTTTTCTAATGCATTATATGAAGATGCAAGAGCTTCTACATTTGCAGATTTATTATCTGGATCCCAAAATTTTTCTGGAATGTATTCAGGTCTATCAACTGATTCTTCATTACTTTCTTGTGCTATATTTTCTTCAACCATTTTTATTCTCCTTGTTGTGTTTGGTTATCCTAGCTTCAATTATACCAACAATAAATCTCATACCTTCTTTATGAAACAATGCATTGGCATCTATCTCTGGGCCACTCACAGCATTAATGGAAATATTCTTAAGATATTGTAATACCTTTTTTCCTGCTGGATCACTAAATACAGAAGCAAACGTTTGGTTTAAATCTCTTTCATCCTCTAATGAACGAGCAAAACCATCTATTGATTGATATTTTTTATTGTTGTTCAGCATTTGGTGGTGTACCTTGTCCAGCCATAGCCATCTGTTGCATCTGATTAGCTATTTGCTGTTGCTCTGCTTTATCTCTAAGAAGTTTTTCAGGAATATTCATTAGTTTAGCTAAGTGTTTAGCCATTGAATCCTGATTAACAATTAGATTAAGCATTTGCGGACCAAATGTTACACCAATTATCTCATTAAATCTATTAATATCTGTAATATCTTGATTATATTGAGCTCTTGAAAGAGGAGATACAGCTTGTATTTGTATTTCTCTACCATTTACATTAGGAATTTCTATTCTTCCTTGATCATTTAATATTTTAATTACTCTTCTAAGAACTGGTAAAACAAATTCTGCTTGCAATCTTCCAAATGACGATCCAATTTGTCTTGATAAATCTGCCATTCTTTCAGAAACTTCAGTAGCAGACATTGGAGTACCTTCAGGTCTACCAAGAGTTTCCATATATAAAGCTTTTTTAATATTGTTTCTCATATCTTCTAAGACTAACTGAGCTACATCAAATCTTCCTGTGTTAGTAATAGGCATTAATCCTCTGCTATTAGGAGCTATAGGAATTAAAGTGCCAGGTACTAATGAAATATTATCTGTATTAACAACACCATCATCTTCAATTTGATACACACCACTAACTGCCATTTGTGCATTTTCTAAAATTAATTGTATAGTAAGGTTGCAAGTTTTTATTGCAGACATAGCATTAAATACTGGACCTCTACCCCATACTTCTCCTGAAGCTTTGTTCCATCTAAACACTACATAAGGATTTGATCCTACACCTTTATATTCTTCTTCTAATAAAATATCTTGTGTTTCTTTTAATATAACACATCTTTTATATACTTCTTGATTCTTCTTAGAATAATCACGATACACACTATCAATTAATGTAATCTTTCTATCTTCATCATTTTTAAAAATACTATTAGTAGGTATTATAGCTTTTGGATATAAAACATTTATTTGATTGTAAGGACATCTTCTATCCCTAAATACTGTATCTATTCTATTATCAGGTCCATTTAAAAATTTAACTTGAGGTAAGGGAACTGAGGTAAATTTTATAGGATTGATTGCGTCTCCTTCTTCAATCATTAAACATCCTGTACCTACTGCTAGATCCATAAATGATTCATGAACTTCTTGATTAAAATTTGATGCTGATAATATTTCAAATATATATGAAGTTATTCCATCTAATTGTTCATTAACTTCTTCTACATTTTCTTCTGGTATTTCTACTCCTGCTTCTAAGTTTGCCCATCTAGCAAAAGTTGGCACCATTCCTGATTGTAATCTACTTGCAAATTCTTGAATACCAACAACAGCAGTTTCATCAAATATTTTATCTGTTCTTCTATCTGCTGGCGTTTCTTCATAAAAAGATTGTCTTTGAGGAAGTGTGTATTCATAAGCTTCTTCATACTTTGGCTTCCAATGATCTTGTAGTATTTCTGCTTCTTTATATTTTTTTAAAATAGAATCTGCTTTATTTCTATTATCAACAATAACTGGGTCTGGTAAATCTATATAAGGCATTATCTATCTCCAAAAAACTTTCTAAATCTTTGTCCTTTTCCAGTAAATGTTGAAGATTTTGATTTAGCTCTAGTTGTAGTTTCTCCAGTTATACCAGTACCTCCAACACTTGTTGTTGGTGCAGTATAACTTGTACTTCCTTCGCTTGTTGTAGTTCCACTAATTGCTGGACTACTCATAGTTCCTGCTTGTCTGGATTGAAATTTTTGTCTGTAAGCTCCATAGGAAGATGTATATGCAGCTCCAGCTCCTAAACGAAATACTGTTCCTGCTAAACCTCCTACTGCTAAACTTGCTACACCTAATCCGACCATTTGTATTTTTCTTTGTTGTTCAAACATTGGTTTTGATATTTCTACAGATGTCATAATACCTGAAGGATCTCCATATCCCATAGCTCCACCAGAACTACCATACTTCATTTTTTTTCCTTCAGAAGTTAATTGATAGGATTTAGATACTCTTGCTCCAGAATCTTTTAATCTATTATATTCTGTTGCTGAAACTCTTTTAAAATCCCCACCTTGTTGAACAAAATAACTTGATACTTTTGCTTCACCAATACTTTCTAAATATTCATTTGTAGCAGCAGAAGCTTCAGATCCATAAAAATCCTGATCACGTCCCACAAGATTATTAGCTTTATTCCCAAGACCAATACCCAGTTTTTCTTTAACTTCTTGTGTACCTGTTTCCACTTTTTGTTGACGAGATTCACTTCGTGATCTTTCTGCTGAACTTGCTCCTGATCCCATTAATCTGTTTCCTTACCTTCTCTATAAAATCCTCTACCACCAGCTCTCATCATTAATGATCTAGGACCAATAAGTCCTCTACTATATCTACGCATTAATTTTTTTTCTGCTTCAATTAATCTTTTTTTCTCTGCTTCTTCTTCTTTCATCTGACGTCTTATTTGTTTGTCAGTTTCAGATTCAGGAGTTCTTCTACCAATCCCCATAATTATTTTTTCTTTTTAATTTTTGTAGCAGACATACCTGAAGGTCCGAAATTTCTTTTACTAGCTAATTCATTATTTCTAATTATAGATTTAACATATGAAGGTTGAGAAAAAATATCAACAGTATCTACAACATGACTTCTTACTTTTCTTTTTGCAGCATCTAACCACTTAGTTTTTTTATCATTAGACATTTTAAAATCCTTGTTGTTATTAATTATTTTTTAATAATCCCTATTTTCTTATTTATTCAACGCACAATATAGCTGATATGGTGTAAAGATAAACCATTTATTCATTCCAAGTGCAGTTTGTATAACACTTACACAACTATGTTCTTTAACCCACCATTCAAAATAAGGTGTTTTACTTTGTGTTTCTTCTATCGTTTTGTAGATGACTCTTCCATTAATTCTTTTGATTTTTTTAAGAGTAGCATCAACTTCCTCCTTAGATAGATTCTCAATAATAAGCTTACCATATATCCTCTCAAAGTTTATCCATGTTTTTTTTTGTGGATCGTACTTAATACCTCCACAATGATGGAATCCTTTTTTTCTCCATTTCATCCACCACTTAATATCATAAGGAGAATAGAAATATATTATCCATTGTGTGAAAATATGTTCCATGATTTCCTTTTTGTTGGTTTGTTTCTATCAAAAACATTCCACGTTGTCTGTACTTTTTTTGCTTGTATATTACCTTTTCCATAAGTAATAGCTCTTCCTTCTCCAGCACCCATCATTAAATATTGTAAAGCATCATGTATATGCGAGTATCTATTCTTCATAGGTTTTTCATCATATCTATCTCCAGATGTTTGTAATCGTCTATAATGATAACCTCCATGAAAACCTTTTTTTAAATTAATACATCTATTGTCTACGACAAATCCTGCTTTTCCATCAACTAAGCGATTAAGTGCGTTTTCAACTGACTCAATTCGTAGTGAAATGTCATTTGATGGTGCAGGGGAAGCTCTTAAACCAGAATTGCGTAATATTTGAAATGGCGTTTTCTCATCAGTCTGGGCTCGAAAATCCCCTGCAGGATCGCCATATATTTCTACTTCTAGGTTTCTAAAATATTTATGTAAATCTGATTTAAGTAATTCGGCAAAACGTACTGTACCCATATCAAAACAAACTAACTCATGGAGGATTAACCATTGACCTGTAACTGTCTTTTGACCAAATACCGCAGCTGGTGTCAAACCAAAATCTATACCCACATATACAGTAAGATGTTCGCTTGGCATCAGATTATCTTTCGATACATGTATTTCTTCTTTAAAGTTAGGATATACTGGCTTCCCTTCCTCAATGCTGCCCAGTTTATTGAGTACATAAACATCAATCCATCCTTTCGTTTTACCTTTGATAATATTATTATAATACTTAGGAGTAAGATTGTTTTTATTCTCAGCTCTGTCACTTGATTTATATCCAAGAAGATTACCTTGTTTATCTCTATCTTCATTCATTCCACTTGGTTGTGTATGAAAAGACCAATTATCAGGTTTAACTAACATTAATGCTTCTTCACGTGAAATATAATCAGGTGTTGGTACATCACCAGCCATAATAGGCCACCAATGATCTTCTTCTGGAGCATTGGTATCACAGATAACACCATACCAAGAAGCACCACCATCACGCATACTAGGATATCTACCTACCCTCATAGTACATGCATCTATAATTGATTTAGGAATCTCTCTAGCTTCGTTTACCCATACACCTGTTAACTCTAAGGAAAGAAGTTTCTTTACATCTTCAGGTCTATCTAAGGCTAAGAAGATAACTTCACAATCTATCTCTCCTTTTTTAATATAATGGGTATAAGGAACAGACCATCTAAAGTTTCCCCACTCTTGTTCAGGAAACCAATCAAGCCATGTTTTAATAGTTGTCGTCTTTAACTGAGGATTTGTATTACGAATAACAGCCCAACGTGATTTACGAATACCTTGACTATTTTTTTTTTGCTGTAAAGCTCGTCTAAATATTTCTATGCAGCAAGCAACAGATTTACCAGACCCAACTGGTCCTCTTAATCCACGAAAGAAGTCATTCGATTTTAAAAAATTTTTTACTGTAACCCCATCTGGCTTATATGAAAGCTCTGGCATTACTTAACTTTATTTATATACTCTTGAAGCAATTTTTCTCTTACTTTTGGGCCAAGACTTTCTATTAATTTGTCGCATTCCTTGTCTGTTACTGAAGCTTCTGGAAGGAATTTTAGATGTACCTTCCTTACTATCTTTCTCAATCTCTGTCTCTCCTGATAACTCAGTTGAAATAGCTGTCTGTTCTCCAGATTCGTTACGTCGTCTGTTTTGTCTATACTCATATAAAAACTCCTTAAAAAAATCCCATGTTAAGTATACCATAGGTTTTTCAAAATCCTTCTTTAAAATTAATAAATCAGCATTTCCTTTCCATTTATCTAAAGTTGTAAAACCACTACCATTTTTTCTAGCTTTTACCTCTATACTTGTTCCCTCATAAAGATCTCTTACATTAACATCATGAGGAAATTCTTGAATAGCACCAGATAAAGGCTGTCTTACAGCATTAAAACCTTCTTTGATAAAGAGCTTAACAATCTCATTTTCAACTCTTGTACCTTTTCTCTTTTGAGAGGACATATGCTCTCCTTTCTAACTAAAAGATCTAAACTTCTTTACCTTTTTAGCGATTTTTTTTGGCTGGGCAACAACTCCTTTGCCTTTTTTCTTTCCTTCTCTCTTAGCTTTAGTCGTTGCAGCGTACTCTTTTGCAGACAAAGACTTAATAGCAGCTTCAGGTAAGTATCTTTCTCCAGTATCGGATGATCTCTTACCTGATTTAGTTCTCCATTTCTGCTGTGTCCATGCTTTTAAACTACGCTGTGACTTAGTTAAAGCCATTATCTATAACCTCCACCAGCAGCTTTATATTTTTTTGCTAGTAATTGAGCTTTTCTAGCCGACCATTTTCCTGCTGCTGTTCCTTGAACTGAAGAAGATTTAATCTGACTAAATAATCTTTTTCTTAGAGAAGGTTTAGTGTAATTTCCTGCTTTATTTACAGTAGATTTACTCATTTCTTCTTAGGTTTCTTAGCCATAGTCATCTTCTTCCCTGACTTCTTAGCTTCTTTCTTTGCCGCTGCCATACCAGCTTTGGTATAACTATACATTTTATTTCCAACTTTAGGCATTATCTTCTCCTTCTTTATTAATTGCAATCCTTATAAACGTATTCAACAAGGATTCATATTTATCTACTTCTACGATTTCGTTGTCAATATTATTCTGATTATCCATAATGAAATTCGTACTTTTAGGTTAAAAAAATATTTTTTAAATGCACATACAACGTGCTTTTTTTAGCCTATATTGTTTGTATGAGTTCCCATACTTACAAAACCCTTCAGGTTTTGACCCCCCAACCTTTGTCCGAGCAACATTGTTCTTTAGCAATTTATGACAGAATTACGTCAAGTCTATATTAATCTTTATATCTCCAACGATCTCATTCTGCCTTTTCTCTGGTACTCTTAGTCCTACTCGATCTAGTATATCTTTACTAGCTTCTAGCTGAACGTACTCACTCTTTGCACTATCGGATAATTGTATTAGCTTCTGGCTTGCCTTGATAGCTCCAGTTCCCATAACACTAGCTACCTGTTCCATCATGTACCTCTGTACCTGTGGTAATCGTAGCGTTCTACTTGCTACTACTCTTCCTGCTTCACCCTTTGCATATCCTGCCTTTTGTGATGCTTCCTTTATACTACAACCAGTGGTTACGAGTGTATCAACTAAAGCTTTCTGTTTCGTCGTAAGACTCTTCGTATTCATGTGTGAACTAAACGATTATATCTTCAAAATTCTTCTGTCAACATAAATATTGTTAGATTCAATTCACAACATATTCAGAACTC